AACGCCTGACTTCTGCGTTGCGAACTGTGAGCCAACAGATGGAATGGTAAATGAATTAGCCATTTTTGCTTCTTTCTACTTGTAGTTATTTACAACTTTTGTTGTAATACAATTATAGGGCATAATCAGGGGAAAGTCAAGGGTATTCGTAAAAGATTTTTGTATCGTTATCATTCCGTTATCAAAATCGGGGCGCAGAGTTTTAGTGAGCAGTTTAGACACTTGCTCAGGTGTATATATTTATCAACCACAGGAACATATCCTGCTCTGCCACATTCATCTCAAGTTGATTATTGTTGATGTTTGTGTGAAGCCTTTTGAATACTTGCTTAGGTATTTAGACGGAAAGAAAGGGAACCGCCTAACTTTCATCACTAGAAATTACGCCAGTGAAAGTGTAGTCTTCAATGTGTTCGTGGTATAGAGAGTAATCTACATCACTAGCATCAAATTCTTCATCAAGTGGCAACTTGACTTCAACTTCAAACTCTACCTGAACGGTGTAAGTCTTTGTTTGAACTAACTCAACATCTAGTTCGTTGGCAATGTAGAAAACGGTTTCTCTGTCATAGCCGTTTTCAATAGCGTTGATTAGTGTTTCGTTTAGGTAAGTTGCCTTATCAAAAACTTCTTTTGCTTTTAGTTGTAGGCGTTCTTTTAGGTCTTTGACCTTTGCTTCAAGAATGCCCTTGTCGTTAGTTAGTTCTGCTATTCTTTCGGTTAGTTGGGCTAGAACTGGGTGCTGGCTTGGTGTTGGATTTTCCATTTATTTCTTCCTTATCTTTTGTTGTATTTCTATTATAAACCTAACCACTGACATTGTGACTAGTCTTCGTCTTCTTCGTCATCGTAGTCATTACAAACGCCACTACAATACATTTCTCCGCAGTCATCGCATTCTTCTTCTTGCTCTGCTCCTTGTGGAATAAGAGTTGTGAAGCCATCGTTCTCGTCTTCGTTCTCACCTACGCTATGAACACCCTGAATAAATTTTAGGGCACAACTTTCGGCATACCACTTTTTTAGAGTGTCAAACATTTCGGCAGGGGTCATCTCGCTTCTGGTTCTAATCTCGTCATACTCATACTCACGCATAAGTTCTACTTGCTTGTCATCCATAAGAACATAGATTTTGTGGCAGGTATCAAAAGCGATACCCTGAGCAAACTGAACTGCTACTTCTACATCATCCCAATACTCGTCCATTTGTTTCCTTTCTTTGATAGTTCTATTATAAGGGCTACCCCTGACATTTAGGGGACATTTAGGGTGTTTCGTAAATGTGTTATGGTTCTGTTATAAAAATCTGCGCACCCCGAAGGGTAGGAACTAAGCCTTAGCCTTATCCCATTCATACTGTTCGATAAACTGTTTAGCAGATAGCCAAGCCCTATACATAAGTTCGTCTTCCTGACCTGTTATGTCCCAACGCAATAGTCTTCCTATTGTGTGTGAGTTTCTGTCTTCTAAGTCTGCTAATACTATTTCGTATGCTTTCTGTAATTCCATTAGTATCCTGCTTTCTCTAGAATTGCTAGTAAGGCTTCTGCCTGTTCGTCTGTTAGTTTTGCTATCGCTTCTTCGTTGATTACATTGTCAAAGTTTATCATTTGTTTCCTTTCTTGTTAGTTCTATTTTACTATGAACCACTGACATTGGCTAGGTAAGCGTCTGTCTTACAATCTTGACATTCTTTTATGTCTAGGTCTTCATAGACTTTCATACACCAGTTGCATTGCACCCATTCGTTATCTGCCATTATCCCTTTATCCATTCTATCCAATCATCACATTCAGCACAGCCATCTTCAATGTCTGTTTCTAGTTCGTGTTGGTTATCAGCAAACCATTCAGCATAACTAGGTCTTAACCAATCGCTACACTCGTCAAGGTATCCGTAAAAGTGGTCATCAAAACCATCATCATCTACTTGAACTAGACCATCAGCATTTCCATAGTTTCCATCAGGAACTACATACAACATAGGGGTTCTCCTTCTTTATCTTATAATCCATTATCTCATTATTCAGGAGAAAAGTCAAGGCTTTCGTAAGGTGTTTCGTAAATGAGTTATGGGTTTGTTATAAAAATCTGCGCAGCCTTTCGCCTACTATTGTAGGAAAAAGACTACTAAAATTGTTAGTGTGATTATGCCGATTATCTCTAGTGTGCTCATACTCAATTGTCTCACACTTTCGCCTACAAGTCAATAGGCTCTTCGTCATTGTGAGTAAAGTATTCGTTAGAGCAATCAACACACATACCAAGTTCTTCAGCGTGAACATCAACAGAGATAGGGTCTTCACAGTTATCGCAAGTAGTCATCTTGATAAAGTCAATCTCAAAGTTTGCTCCCATAGGTTCATCGTGAGATGAACGCCTAGCCTTTAGTGTTTTGTTTGGAATGTCTAATGTCCAAGTGATACGGAAATCTCCGTCAAGTGCCAATGCTCCGTGTAGTTCCAGAATGTCCGTGTCCTTGTATCCACTTCTACCCTGCCAGCCAATACCAGTTCCGTTGATACGGATAAGGTCATCTTCGTCAATGTCATTCAGCAACTGCCATTCGCCAATCACCATCATCACATCTTCTTTTTGCCATTCATAGCAATCGCCTTCGCAATACTCCATAACAACAAAGTCATCTAGTTCTTCATCAAAATAACTACACTGACAATCAGTAGATACTGTCGCAACCATTACATCTAAGTTCTGTTCCATTAGTTTTCCTTTTCTTTTGATAGTTCTATTTTACAGGCAACCACTGACATTGGCGGTATTTAGGGGGTGATTCATAACTATCGTAACATAAGCGTTACAATCGGGGGCGCAATTCTGCGCAGCCCGAAGGCTACCGTTTATAGGTAATCAAAAACATCGCCATCAAATCTTGATGTTTCCAGTTCTTCCCAGAGTTCCCAGACATCTATCTCTCCAGCGTGATACTGCTCGAATAGTTCTTTGGCTTCTTCTTCCATTTATCTCTCCTTGTTTGATAGATTTATTATACTACTGACCACTGACATTGGATAGAACTAGGGCTTGCTCTATTGCATCAACGATGTTGCCTGTAATGCCATACTCATTATCTAGGTCATCTTTTTTAGCAACAATAAACCATGGGTTCATGTGCCAATAGAGTTCTTCGTTAGCCTCTGCTTCACCAACTTTGTCATCTGTATCTAGACCTGCTTTGATAAAGTCCGTGTTTGTGTATAGTCTTTCGCCATTGTAGTCAACTCTCATTTCTCCACAATGAAATACTGACCACTCACCATCTTCACTACACCATACCTCGCCATTGTCGTAGAATACATCTAAAGTTTGATTAGAGTCAATGTTGTATTTTTCAATAATAGTTTTCTTATCCATTTAGCACACTCTCCATAACATAGTCTTCTAATCCAAAATACTTTACTAGGTCTAACGCTGGAACTCCGTCTTCACCTGTTAGGTCTGGCAGGGTATTCAGGATAATAGGTTGTTCAGGATTTCCGTCATTTACAAAGTCAAGAGCAAAAATCATTTCTTCTGCCAACTCTCTAAGGTCAATGCGATTTCCATAAGTAGAGCGTAAGCCCTTACCAATAAAGATTTGGTAGATTTGTTCTTCTAGTGAATAGTGTTCTATTCCATTTAGAATAATTGAGTGTTTTCCCATTAGTTATACTCTCCTGTTTCTTGGATTAGTGGTTCGTCAATAATAAATACTTCATACTCACCACGATTTTCTAGGTGTCCAAAGTATTCCAAAGTAAAGTTTATAGTTATAGTCATTAGTTATACTCCTTGATAGCCTTGATGATGTTTGCCTTGCGAGAACCCTTACGCTTGGTAGGGGTAGCGACTAGGTGCTTATTTAGCAACAGACTTCTAAATAGTTCTGCTGAGTGTGCGTTGCGAGTTGCCTGAGCAACTTTATTTAGTGGTGGCTTTCTTTTCTTCATAGTCCTATTATACACCTTACCACTGACATTTGATGGATTTGGGGAACCTTTCGTAACTATCGTAACCTAGATGTAACATTTGGGGGCGCAATTTTTGCGCACCCCGAAGGGTCGCACCTAAAAAGGTTTGAGTTTGTTTATTGTATCCTGTTGCTCTTTACTCAACTTGTCATACTTAGCAAGTAAAACACTTTGAGATAGCAACCAAAGAACTAATGGGACATAGCCTAACAATAAAATAATTTCCATTTATCTCTCCCAGCAAGCGTCAGCAAACTTGCTAACAATAAATCTATCGTTGTCTTCTTGGAACATAGAAATAAAATCACTTACTAAGTTCTCAAAAATAATTTCACCATCGTGTCCCATAGAGAGCAAACCATCTCTACTCTCTGCTAGAATTTCAGCGGTAGCAACATAGTCTTTGCGTGTCATCATTAGTTATCTTCCTTTACATTTCTACTGATTAGAATTGTTATTAGTTCTTGGACTTCTTCAGGGCTTAGGTCAATGCCTAGTTCTAGTCCGTGAGTTCCACCACGCTTGGTGGGGCTAATTGCTGAAATTGTTAGGTGAAACTGACCCTGAGAACCAAAGTCAAATCCACCAAAAGTGTATCTTCTATCCATTGTTATTTTCCTTTTCTTGTTGATGTTATTATTATAGCAACTACCACTGACATTAGACTAGGTATTCTGCCCAGTCTTCTAGGTCTTCGCCTAAGTATTTTAGTGTTTCTTCGTTTAGTGGCATTATGCCTTTGTAGTCTTGGCAAGAGTAGCAACTCTCAAACTGTCCAATGTTCATACAAAATACGCAAATGTTCATAGTTTTTCCTTTCTTGATACTACTATTTTACACCCTACCACTGACATTGGGGGAAAAAATAATGTTCTCCGTAATTCACTTTTGGTTTCGGGGGGCGCAGTACGGAATGTCAAGCGCAGCCCCGAATGTCGGGGGTATCTGCTAGAGTATAACTAACTAAGAAGGGTAAAAACTAATGGCAAAAATGGCTGAATTATTCGAAGAACTGAACTCTACTCCAGAACTGGAGACTGCTGAATGTGCTAAGTGTGGTGGTGAAATCTTCTACTCTACTGAAGCAGAGTTCGAAGAACTTGCTGCAAAACACATTCACACTTATCGCTGGTAGGGTGTGTCGCACTTGACAAAGTGCCCCTTCGGGGGCGCAAAAAAGATGCGCCCCGAAATTTTACTGTATAAAGTAAAAAATCAGTAGAACAAAAATTGCGATTAGAAAAATTTCAATCACTCTTCGTCTTCCTGCTCTTGCAAAAAGTCTGCATACTCACCAACAGAAATGTTATACATTATCGGGTCGCAGTTTGCTAAAATGTTTGACGCATAAAAAGTTGAATAACCAATTTTGTATGGTGGATAACATTCATCCAGCATTTCATCGTGCATCTCTTCAATTTGTTCTTGAGTGTATTTGTCGTAGATGTCCATTAGTTATCTTCTTTCTTCTTGTGTGTTTGCAATGCACCTAGTGTATAGGCTTGGTCAAAAATCTGTCTAAAATTTACAACTGCATAAACATCAACGCCAGCGTCATCAGCGTAAGACTTTACTTTGTTGTAGTAAGTCCAGAAATCTTGCTCACGCTGTTCATAGAATTCATCCATTTAGTTCTTCTTTCTTTTGATTAGTTTTATTATAGCCTAGACCACTGACATTGAACTATTTGCCCTCAATGCCCCATCCAATTATGAGGTTATCTTTCAATAATTGTTTGTAAAACTCACGAGCCTTATCTTTTAGGTCTAGGTCATAGGAGTGTCTTGATACTGAACCATTTAGATGGGTAATTTCAAATACTATTTGTTCCATTAGTTTCTTCTTTCTTTTCGTTAGTTCAATTATAAGGGCAACCACTGACATTTAGCCTAGTGGATAAGTGTGAATGTGTTCATTCACCAATTTCTCAAACTCAATTTCGTTATCAAACTCAATAACAGTTCCACACTTGGCACATTCGGCAATTTCTTTACTCAATTTATTTCTCATTTCTTTTATCTATTACCTATTGTATAGGCAACCACCGACATTTAGGGTCTCAAAACACGCTATTTTAGCCTTTATAACAATTTCGTTATAGATGTTTTTCGGGCGTGTCGTTCGGGGCGCAAAAATTTTTGGGGATTAGCCAAAAACTTTTTTAGTTTTACTTTTTGCGTGAGCGAATTATAAACACTAACGCCAGAATTAGCGAACCAATTACAAACTCAGTTCCAACTAACGCCCACTGACCAGAGAGAACTTGATAACTCTCTTGTGAGTTGATTAGAGCAGTATAAGAATAAGCGTCAGCGATTACAAAACCGAAGATACCTAGAATTAGAGTTGAGATTACAAGAGCAAGTTTTACCATTAGTTATTTTCCTTTTCATTAGATTTGATTTGAGAGATAAAGTCTTCTCTCATTGACTTTTGGATTTCTGCTAATGCGAGTTTCCATTCTTCCATTTATTTATTCTCCATCTTATTTACAACTTGAGCAATCAACGCTTTTTGTTTTTGGGTTAGTTGTCCAAAACACAAACCAAAAGCGTAGGCAGTTGGCAGTTGTCCAGCAATGCCATCTTTTAGTTTTAGTTCAGCCAAGATTTCATTAGTGTCAAAGTTTTTATCTAACATTTATTTTCCATTTCTTTTGATTAGTTTTATTATACAGGGTACCACTGACATTTATTCAGCAGTTTCCAATTCATCAGCATACGCTTCAGCAATAAAGTCATACTCTTTTATTGCTTCCATTATTGGCATAAGACCATCATACTCTCTACAACTAGGGCAGATGTAAGCCCAAGTTTCAGTTCCGTCATACACACAAACAAACTTACTTTTATCTATCATTTTTATTTCCTATTCTTTTTATCTATTTACAATTATAAGGGATACCACTGACATTTGATTACCAAAACACGTTTATTTTACCTATTTTTCATTATTTGTTATTATTTTGTTATAAATCGGGGCGCAAGATTTTGCTGCGCCCGAAAATTTTTGGGTAGCAATTTTATTTTGCTAACCAAATTATTTTTTATGACATTGCTATAAGCCAAGAGTGGTGATTACACACTTCTAACTTTTGGGCAGGTATAGAATAGTCATCCATAGTTCTACCATTGATAGTTTTACTTGGGCGATAGATAGCAACCTTAGTTGCTTCACTCTCGCAGTTATCAATTTGACAAGTAATTACATTTTCCATTTATTTCTCATTTCTTTTTGTAGATTATTTATTTAGTTTTGTTGGGGTTATTTATTTATTTGCTGATTAGTTTATTTGCTATTTCTAGGCTCACCTAATCAGGCTCACTAAATAACCAAGACTTTTATTTATTTAGTTTTACGAATAACGCTTGGAGTTCATCAAACTCACCAGCAGTCATTACATCACTCTCGGCAATTCGCATTAGTTCCTTGTATCGGGACTTCATTTCATAGTTGGTCATTTGTTTTTCCTTTCTTTGACCTATTATTACACTATCACTAACCACTGACATTTAGGGGGTGTTTTGGGGTGTTTTGCCAAATTGTTTACCTATTGTTTACTTAGTAAATACTTTACTAGGTTTCTCTCTGCTGGGGTTAGGGGAATACCTGCTCTGGCATACTTGGCAAGCATTAGGGTTAGTTCTGTTTTTTTATCTTTCATAGTTTCACTATACACCATACCACTGACATTTAGGGGTGCGACACGCCCATAAATAGCCCCTGTGGATAAGAATTCATTTAGTAAATTTTGGGGCGCACAAAATTGGGGGTATGTCAATAGCGACACACCCACCAATCTAATTGAATAACATATCCATTAGGCTATACCCTGCCATACAACCAGCAACGCTACCCCAATGTATTTGAGAGATAAACGAACTGATTACTGACCAACCTGTAAGCAATGCTAGTCCTACACCTGTAAGAATGAATGGCTTCTTAGTCATTATCTTTACCCTTCTTATTTTCAGCAAACAACTTATACGCTATTGCTAATAGGATTACTGTTTCTATACCCACTACACACACCTACACTTATATACTTTTAGTTTACTATCTTTTAGAGATACACTAGCGATACTAGAACATTGCTTACAAGCAAACGCTTCTATCTTTGCTACTGCTAAGGGCATTACTGTTTTACCCACACGAACAACACGACCAACAAGATAACTGATATCCACCACACTACTCTCCTACTCTAACGAATCCGTGAACCTCAAAACTAAAACTTGTGCCATTAGTTTCACCTTTGGCAACTCTATCTTTTAGTAGGGCTTCTGCTGATTTGATTACCTCTTCTGCTCTCTCCCACGAGTGAACCTCATAGATAGGGGCAATGTTGTTGATTTCATCTACAATCTTGACTGAATATATATACATTAGTTTTCTTTCTTTTGTTTGATAGGTTTATTATACATTAGACCACTGACAAACTATCTCTTGAAGATAGTAGCGTCAGGGTTATCTGCTAAGAATTTCCACAAGTCTAGGTAGTGGATGGCTGATACGACACGCTGACCATCAAAGGTGTATTCTACTAGTGTGTATTTCTTTGCTTCGTTCATTTATTTCTCATTTCTTTCTGTATGTTCCTATTATAGCCTATACCACTGACATTGCCAGTATAAACACACATTATTAGGCGTTTCGTTATCAAACCGTTATTTTTGGGGGCGCAAAGGGTGGCGTGTACCCTTGTGTGCTCACTAACAAAGGGTAGCGTATCCCCTACATTCATGTATCATACACATTAGCAAAATATTCAGATTTTGTCAAATATGAAAATAAAATATTTTTCAGATTTCGAGGGTATGTAAATCAATCTCTTTTGACAAAGTATGAACCATAACTGTCGTGTTTGACATACCAGTATTGGTTACATTTGCGGCATTGCCAGTCTCCTTTTGAATGGAAGTACATTTCGTATGGGACTTTGCAGTGATGTAATTTGTTGGGGGTATCACGAAATTTGAATTGGTGATGTAAATAGGCAAATATACCTAGAAATAATAATATAGATAACAATATGATAACGATTTCCATTATGGTAGCCTAACGTCTGGGGTATTGCGAAGCAATCCATGCTTTATCAGCCAAGCATTAACTAACTTATACGACACTTTACTCTGATTGGCTATGTCTTTTGATGTCATCTTGGCTGCTATGCATGCTTCAAGATATTCTTTTGATTCGTATTGTTTGATGTATGGGATTTTATCTTCCATATCGCTCTCTCCTTCGGTAGATTTCTATTATAGCATAGATATGGGGTTATAGTGGCTTATGGCTTCTACGAGGCATTTAAACCCTTTTTTGCCCTATCTGGCAACTTGTTGCATACTTGGCAATAGAGGGGTTTGGTGTCTCTATTTCGACCGTTTTAAAAAATCGAAAACGCTTAAAACACTATGTATAATAATATTATTATGTCAATAACTGATTGGACTGGACTTATCCTTAGTGGATTATCTATTGTCGCAATCCTTGTAGGTGGTATTCGCTGGTTTATTTGTGCCGAAATTAAAAACCTATCAAACGAACTTAAAGAAGACCTTTCAGAACTTCGACCTAATCATGGGTCATCATTAAAAGACCAGGTATCACGACTAGAAGAAAAATCACATAAACTAGAAGAAAAACTAGATACACTAGTAAACATTTTAATCACTGAAGGTGTCAAAACACAAAAGAAAATCAAATCAGAAAAAACCGAACTTTGATTATTAATATAATATATATAAACTATACTATATATTAATATATAAATATATAATATATATAGCCCTTATCTCTATAGATAAGAGGGTATCACACTTTTTAACATTTGTCAAATAGAAAACACAGAAATCCCTAAAATGGTATAATTAACCATAGAACCAGTGTCTGAACACTCTCTCTCATACCCACTTCAGGCACTGGTTCTTTATTTATAGTGTATAATAATTATATGTCTTGTTCTTCATGCTCTCCTGATTCCCCGATTTTTATTGGTGCGGAACCTCAAAACGTTAAATGGACTATAGTCCGTGGAGACGATATCTCTGCCAAGTTTGAATGGTACGAAGACGATGGTGTTACTCTCAAGGATACCACAGGATGGACATATCTCGCAAGTGCCTACGACCCTAAAACAGCAACCAAGCATACTCTGACAGTTGCATCAGGTGCAGGATATGTTACAGTAAGTGCTGCCTCTGCTATGACTTCAGGCTGGGGAACAGGAAGTGCCAATATTGTCGCTGAACTTATATTTGATTTACAAGTAACAATCTCTAGCAAGAAGTGGACTCCTATTGTCGGAACTATAGTGGTTCGCTCCGACATTACTGGGAGCACTCTTTAATGACAACATTTAAAATCATTCCTGACACCACCCAATCTTTTCAAATCAAAGTAACGACCACAACAGAATCTTCTAAGATTGCTGTAGTTAATTTTGGCGGACCTCAAGGAACACAAGGTATCCAAGGACCTACTGGAGCCACTGGTGCTACAGGAGCAACTGGACCTACTGGTCCACAGGGTCTACAAGGTATTCAAGGTTCTACTGGTCCACAAGGTCCTACAGGTTCTACTGGTGCAACTGGTGCAGCCAGCACCGTTACTGGTCCAACAGGAGCAACTGGACTTACAGGAAGCACAGGTCCAACAGGTCCACAAGGTTCCGTAGGTTCAACTGGACCTACAGGAGCACAGGGGATTCAAGGAGTAACAGGTCCAACAGGTTTGCAAGGTCCTACAGGACCAACTGGTGCTCAAGGAAATGCAGGAGCAACAGGACCTACTGGTGCAACTGGAATTCAAGGTGTAACTGGACCTACTGGAATACAGGGACCTCAAGGTAGTCAAGGTATTCAGGGTAATCAGGGTATTCAGGGGATAACAGGTTCTCAAGGACCAACAGGATTACAAGGTCCTACAGGACCAACAGGAGAAACAGGTGCTACTGGTCCAACTGGTCCAACAGGACCGCAAGGTATTCAAGGTAGCACTGGTCCTACTGGTGCTCAGGGTCCTGCTGGAAACACTAACGCACATGATACTGCCCATAAAGCAACTACAACAATTCTTTCAGATAACCCTACTTATGTATCGGGAACTATTGGTGCTGATGGTGGCACTGGTGTTGGTGCTACATTAACTGCTACAGCAAATGGGCGTTTAAATGTTGATGGAGGAAGTCTTAATACTGGTGAAAGATTGCTGGTTAAAAATCAAATAAACAAACTACATAATGGTATTTATTTAGTAACAAACCAAGGCTCTGCATCTGCTCCATATATTTTAACTCGTGCAACAGATTACAATAACAGTGTTTCTGAACAAATTCAAGACGGTGACTTTCTTTTGGTTCAAACTGGTTCTGTTAATGCTAACACATCCTGGATGATGAACTCGGTTGGCACTGGAACTAATACGTCTATTATTATTGGAACTGACATTATTAATTTTACTCAAGTTGGTGGTATTGGTCCTACAGGACCAACAGGAGCCACTGGTGCTACAGGACCTACAGGAGCAGCATCTACAGTTACAGGTCCAACTGGACCTACAGGAGCAGCATCTACAGTTACAGGTCCAACTGGACCTACAGGACCCAGTGGACCATCAACTGTTGATACAATAACTACTATTACTGGTGCAGCAGCGACAGCATCATTTTGGTCAGATGTTACTACTGGAACAATCGGTATTGGAACAGGAGTTACTACTGGAACAATTAGCATTGGAACTGGGCTTACAACTGGAAGGGTAGACATTGCAGTAGGTTCTGGTTCTACGCCAACTAGCACTGTAAATATTAATACTGGTAAATCTGGTTCTCAAAGTGTTACTACAAATATTGGTAGTAACACTACAAATGGAGGAATAAACCTTTATTCAGGTGCTGCTGGAGTTATATTAAATGGAACCGCGTTAATTAAAACCCCAACTGCTATTACTTCTGGCACATCAATAGGGTTATCTATTACAACTGGTCAAGGTGTTTTAGGTGCTAACAGCGGGTCTGTAACTATTGACGCTGGTCAGATACCAACAGGTGCTGGAACTGCTGGAACTGTTCTTATTGGGAATAACTATGCAACCAGTTTAACAATTGGTAGAAGTAGTATTACTACTACAATAAATGGAACATTGGCAACTACTAGCCCATCAATTACTACTTCTTTAACAACCCCCTCAACCTCGTTTGATTTATTAAATACTACTGCAACGACAATAAACGCTTTTGGTGCCGCAACAACACTTACTATTGGTGCAGCAACCGCAAGTACTATATCGATAGGTTCAGCGGCGACCTCTCTTAATTTAGGGCAAGGTTCAGGTAACTTAACTGCTAATAAATCTGTAAATATTGCTGGGTCAACAGGGTCAAACGCACTAGCAACAGGAGTTACTTCAACTCTTAATTTAAACAATTATTATTCAATTGTTGGTACTGCTACTACGAGTCTTGGTGGAGGGTACTCTTTATCTGGAACATCAACAATTAACATTGGTACTTTTAGCGGTTCTGTTAGTGGTACAAACAATATTACTATTGGGTCTTCAACAGGAACTACTACAATAAATGGAACTCTTGTAGCATCTGCTCCTGCTGGTTCTCTCACAGGTACATCTTTACCTGCTGCAATTACGTCTGCTTCTGGGTTAGCAACAGTTGGAACCATTACTTCGGGTACTTGGAATGCCACTGCTATTACCTCTCAATATGGAGGTACTGGTCAATCTGGCTCAAGCCCATTTACTCAGTATGGTGTTACTTACGCTTCTACTGCAACCGCTTTGGCACAAACTGCTGCTGGTACTTCTGGTCAAGTATTAACTTCTAATGCTACTTCTGCACCTACTTGGACTAACGTTGGATATACCCTTATTTCATCTGTTGCATTTTCTGGTTCTGCACCATCTTTTACATCAATACCGCAAACATATAAAAAACTTGTAGTACAAATTAAATTTGATTCCATGGGAACTTTTGCAGGAAACCTTCAAATAACTTTCAACAATGGGGCTAGTTGTTCATCTGTAACCTATAGCACTGGTTCTACAACCTCGACATCCAGTCCTACTGGAACAAGTATGCTCATAACCAATACTGGAACTACACCTACAGCACTTGATTTGATGACTGTAGAAATCCCAAACTATACTGCTACAAGACCGACTATTTGGATGTCTGGTGGAACTGGTGCGTCTGCCTATTCTTCACGGTGGGGTACTGGTTCTGTAGCCTCTAACATTACACAAGTTTCTTTTTTGGCTGGTACTTCTTGGGGTACTGGTGCTGGGACTGCTTATTTATACGGGGTGAACTAATGAATAAAGTTATAGAAGTAAATTGCGAAACTGGAGAAGTAACGGAAAGAGATGAAACTCCAGAAGAAATTGCGGCAAGAGAGCAAACCGCTCAACAAGAAGCAGAGGCATTAGCCACTAGACAATCTGCTTTGGGTAAACTTCAGGCTTTGGGTTTAACAGAAGAAGAAATTCAATCTTTGTTAGGATAAATAACCAGTGTTTGACTTTTCTTAAAACTGTGGTATACTTTATTTTTTATAATTTAAAGGATTTTTAAAATGAAAGTAGCAGTATATACAATTGCTTTAGATGAAGAGCAGTTTGTTAAAAGATGGTATGAATCAGCCAAGGATGCTGATTATTTATTAATAGCAGATACAGGGTCTACTGATAAAACTATTAAACTTGCAAAATCTTTGGGTATTAATGTTATTAATATTAATATTGTTCCCTGGCGTTTTGACGATGCTCGTAATGCAGCACTTGCTGCCATTCCAAAAGATATTGACTATTGCATAGCACTTGATATGGATGAGGTTTTACAACCAGGTTGGAAAGATGAATTACAGAAAGCATTTGACGCTAAATATACAAGACCTAGATACCAATATACTTGGTCATGGCTTGAAGATGGAAAACCTGGATTACAATACGGTGGAGATAAAATTCATTCTAGAAAAAATTATAGGTGGAAACATCCAGTTCACGAAGTATTAACAACATCTACTATAGATGAAGTTCAAGGATGGATTGGATTGGAAATTCATCATTATCCAGATAGTTCAAAATCTCGTGGACAGTATTTGCCTCTTCTCGCTTTATCTGTTAAAGAAGACCCACAAGATGATAGAAATGCTTTCTATTATGCTAGAGAATTATTTTTTAATAATTCTATTGAACAGGCTACCGAAGAATTTAAAAGATATTTAAATTTACCTACAGCATTATGGGGTGCTGAAAGAGGAAGAGCATATAGATATCTTGCACAATGTAATCCAAATGAATCATTAGACTATTTAAATAAATCTTTATATGAAGATACCTCTAGACGAGAAACATATGTAGATATTGCTTTATACTATTATAGATTAGAAGATTGGAAAAATGTTTTTGAGTTTTCAGAAAAGGCGTTAGCCATTAAAGATAAACCATTAGATTATCTTTGTGAAGAGTTTGCTTGGAATGAGTTGCCTTATGATTTAGCAGCCATTTCAGCCTATAATTTACAGAATTTTGATTTAGCAAGAAGTTATGGTAAAATTGCTTTAGATTTGCAGTCAAATGATAAAAGATTGCAAAATAATTACAAACACTATTTAGAAAGTTAAATATGAAAATTGCAGTTTATACAATTGCCCTTAATGAAGAAAAACACGTTGAACGTTGGTATAACTCTGTAAAGGATGCTGACTATATCCTTATTGCTGATACAGGTTCTACTGACCGTACCGTGGAAATTGCAAAATCACTTGGTATTAATGTATTCAATATCTCAATCAAACCTTGGAGATTCGATACAGCCAGAAATGTTGCCTTAGCCCTTCTACCAGATGATATCGACATGTGTATATCGCTTGATATGGACGAAGTAATATCTGAAGGATGGCGAGAAGCCTTAGAACAAACAACAGGAAATCAGATTACCTATGTTTTTAATAACGAAGAAAACTTTATAAATAATCGTATCCATGCCAGACATGGTTTTGTTTGGAAATTTCTTATGCATGAAGGCTTACAGGCAGATAGAACAGAAGTTGAAGAAGAGTTTTGTTTTGGTATTGAGGTTACTCATGTTCCAGACCTAGAAAAGTCTAGAGGTCAATATCTTCAACTACTTAAAGATGCATTAAATGAAAATCCAGAAATTGGAAGATACTATAAGTATCTAACTAAGGCTTTAGTAGCCGAAGGCAATATCAAAGAAGCAGAAGAATACTATCTAAAAGTATTAGATATCCCTAATTTTACTAATGAGGATACTGCTCGTGTTTATAAAATTCTTTCAGAAATCATACCCGAAAAAACTGGGGAATACCTACTGCTCTGTCTTGAAACAGCACCACACAGACGTGAGCCATATTATTATATTGCAAAATGGTATGCACAACACGAACGTTGGGAAGAATGCCTTACCTGGTGTAATAAAGCATTAGAAATTACAACAATTACAATGGATGTATTTAGGGATGCTGAAGCCTGGGGAACACCAATGAAAGAAATACATGAAAAGGCTCTATGGTATACTAAGAATGAACAAAGGATTAAAGAATGAAGATTGCTGTCTACACAATCGCTCTTAACGAAGAAAAGTTTGTAGAGCGTTGGTACGAATCTGCTAAAGATGCAGATTATCTATTGATTGCTGATACAGGCTCAACAGATAAGACTATTAAAATTGCTAAGAAACTTGGAATTAATGTTGTAAAAGTTTCTGTTAAGCCTTGGAGATTTGATGATGCTCGTAATGCTGCTCTTGCTGCATTACCAGACGATATTGATTATTGTGTATCTATGGATATGGATGAAACCTTATCTGAAGGCTGGAGACCAGCATTAGAAAAAATGACTGGTACACAAATTGAACATATGTTTCATTTTACTTTTAGAGATAAAGAAGAGAAGCATCCAGAAAGTTCTTTTATTGCATGTAGAGTTCATCAACGTCATGGCTACCGCTGGAAGTGGCTAGTTCACGAAGCCATTGTCCCAGATAGGATAGAGCCAGTTGTAGAATTTTGCGAAGACTTTGTTATAGAACATCACCCAGACCCAGATAAGTCTCGTGAACAATATGACAAGATGATTGAAGATGCTTTTAATGAATATAAAATTGGTAGATACTACATCTATCACGCTATGCAATTAACCAGTTTTGACAGGCTAGATGAGGCTGCTGAAATTTGGAAGGGATTCTTAAAACTTGATGAACCCATCACAAGTTTTAATAGGGCATCAGCATACCGTTGGTTAGCCAAATGCGAACCTAAAAAACAGAAGTCATATTGGAGAAAATCTTTAAAGATTATGCCAACCAGAGAAACCTATCTTGAACTAGCAATTTATCATTATAATAAGCAAAACTGGAGAAAGTGTGAATACTATGCCAAGAAAGCCTTAGAGATTAAAGTTCAAATAGATAGTCTTTTGCGTGGTAACTGGTCTTGGGGATACCTTGGACATAATCTAGAATCAGCCGCAAGATACAATAAGAAATTATTCAGATGGTCTAAATCTTACAAAGAGAAGAAAAGAACTGTATCTATTGGCTCCAGCATCACTCATAATTTTAAGTTATTTGAAGACTAAGGCTGTGCTATAATTAGTTTATGGCTACCGCATTATCATACCCAACAATCTCTGGAGTTTCAGGTGCTCCATATCTTTCAGCACTTACTGATACCGCAAATATTCAAGATACCATAAACTATCTATATTATGGTTCTACAAAAGGACCAGTAGTTACCGATGGTGTTTATGGTATGCTTACAAAACTTCAAACCCAAATAACAGGACTTCAAACTGGAATTAACGTACACGAAAGTGCTAAGTGGGCAACAACAACAACTCTTGCTGCTGTATATGCTGCAGGAACTGCCGATGCTTCTGCTGGTACTGGTATTAGTGCAACTATTACGTTTTCTGCCACTGGTGTTCAAAAGATTGACTCAACAACAACAAACATTGCTTTGAATGACCGTGTTCTTGTTAAAGATGGAACTACCGCATTATCTGGAACAACGTCAGTTGCTAATGGTATCTACTATGTAACCACTGCTCCTGCTGTTGGAGTCGCAGGTATTTTAACCAGAGCACTTGATTCAGATAACTCAGTTGCTGGTGAAATGTCAGAAGGAGATTTCCTTTACGTTACTGATGGTGATACAAATGCTAATGAGGCATATATGCTAACCACATCTTCTGCTACAGGAACAAATCCTTCTGGAGGTCAGGGTGCAATTAAAATTGGAACAGATAGTGTTACATTTACACAGTTTATTGGTGTAGGTTCATACTATATTGGAAGCACACAGGCAGCAATTGCTACTGCACCAGCAACAGGTTCTCCTTTGGCTGGTCTTTCTACAATTGGTATTCAGGGTGGTACAAGTGGGACTGTAACACTAAATACCGTAGCAGTTGCAGGAACAAATACAATTACTCTTCCTGCCATTACTGGAACAGCATTAATTACATCTGGAACAACTGCTACTGCAGGATATTTTGATACTGGTTCAACTGTTCCATCTGGAACAACTCGCTTAAACTATGGTGGTTATTTGTATTCAACAAGATTTTATACCGATAATATATACACCATTACTGGTGCCACAGCAACTCCAAATTTATTTCCAGATGTTACAACAGGCACAGTTACTATTGGAGATGGGGTTACAACTGGAACAATTAAAATTGGTGGAACCTCTACTGGTGCAAAAACAATTACTATTGGAACAAGCACAGGTTCTACTACAATCAACGGAACTGTAATTAACTCTGGTGACTCTGTAATACAAAAATCAGCATCATTTACTGTTGCCGCTGGTGAAAAAAATTATCATATTACAGGTTCATCAGCAACTGTAACAGTTACTCTACCAACAGCAACTGCTGGTAGGACTCTTAATTTTGTAAACAAATCAGCAGCATTTCAGGTTGTAGCATCAGCATCAGTAGTAATGCCTAGAACTGGAACACAATCATTGGGAACATTAATATGTTCTGCAACTGTAGGCTCTTTTGCAACATTAGTTGCTGATGGAACTCAATGGTATGTAATGGCTGGAGCATAATTCTAAATAGTAGGAACAATTCTTACAAATCTTATTTGACTATTTTTATAATCGCTTAATGGCTCAATAACTGTAGTTCCATAGTAAACATTAGAATTTACTATTTTACCTTTACCAATATAAATACCAGAATGATAAAAATTTGTAGAACCATTATAAGCAAAGACTACAATGTCTCCTAGTTTTGGGCTAGAAACTCTTTTTCCTATATGTGCCTGTTTATTGGCGGAATGCGGAAGTTCAATTCCAAATTGTTTATATGTCCAAACAACCATTCCAGAACAATCCCAGCCATATGGGTTAGAACCAGAAAACACATAGGGTGTTTTATTTACACGATGAAATATTTTCATAAGAACTTGCTGCATCTTTGTAGTATTCTTATTTAATTTAGCAGTGTGAACTAAATCAGTAGTTATATTTTTAGAATTAATTAATTTGGCTGTAGTGACCTTTATTGTAGGCATTTCAGCAGCACTGGCTTGAGGGGTAACACAACCAGTAAGCGTTAAACTTAAAATTCCTGTGGCGAGTAATCTTTTGATTTTTAAATTATTCATATTTTCCTCCTTAACGGAAAAACACCTTTTTGAAGGGTGT